TTCAGCGGCAGAAGCATAGGCGTTCAAATCATAATTATCTTTATAAAATTTTGTACCTATCATTTTCCTGCCCCCCTTATTTCCATTTGCCAATGGCAATATACATGCTTACTCTAGAATTTGAGGAAAGTGTACCTATTGCATACCTTTTAAAGCTTGTTGTTGTTCTGTCTGCAAAATAATACGATTCATTCCAATTCAGCAACCACCAGCGTCCTTCAGTAATTCTATAATTAGTATCTATAAAAGCCGCTGGAAGCGTTACTGTTGCACCAGCGGATGCTATAGTGGCTTCACCCCAGCAAATTTGCAAGCCATTGCTAAAACGAATGTAACCAGTACCGCTGTTTATACTGCTTGCTGTAACAGTTACCACAGCTTTACCATCCCATACTAGTGTGCCGTCTGGCTTCCCAGAAAGAACACACCCAGTATTTCCCTTTTTTGCAAAAAGGAAAAATTCACCAGCGTTATTTCCAAGTTCGTCACTAGCACAACGCAAGCCAAGCCCAGCACCAGTTCCAGCGTCATAACTCCAGCCAACATCCACATTACTTTTTTGAACATTGGAGAAATTCGTAAGTTGAAAAAAGGCTGTATTTGAATTATATCCGTTCAGCCTTATGGAGTACCCACTCCAGTTTAATGTGCCATCTGGCTTGCCCTTTAACTCATTTCCATTTGTTCCGTCTGTTGCCAAAAGGGAAAAGCTACCATCTTCTAATGTGTTTGTTCCTGTACTGTCATAGGTGTGCAGGGAAATCTTTGCACCGCCTGCATCCCCCCAGTGGTCTATATCTGTTGCAGAAACTATTAACTGCTTGCAGGGGTTATAGGGGGATGTGTGGGCAGTTCCCCTGTATCCTATTTCCCCAGTGGCATCAAACTTAATGCCGCCTGTCATCGTGCCGCCTGCAAGCGGTAGGTATCCGTCTATGTTTGTGTTTCCTGTTACAGTTAAATCCCCGGATACAGTGCCACCGCTTAAAGGTAGATAGTTAGTTAATTCCTGCTGTACATATGTCTGGCTTGCAGGCTGGCTACTCCAGCCGCCCCATGTCACTGTGTAGGTAGTAACATCCCCCACAGTTTCAGCGGTAATAGCACCATTCCTGTAGTATGCATCCCCACTGGAATCCGCTATAAATACTTGTTCACAAGCTGTTTTATTGTCATTGGTTTTTACTTCCAGCATCCCGGTATCTGCTACAGGGATGTTTGTGCTGGTGCTGTCAGCTATGTAGATAAGCTGGCTGTCATAGTAATTATTTGCATCTGTCTGGGTGCTGACAGTTATATAAGTTCTGCCTGTGGTAGCAAGGGCTTCTTCCGCTGTTTCCAAAGCTGTAGCCGCATTTTCATTGGCTTCATTGGCTAATGTGGAAATAATTTCCACTTGTCCAGCCGCACTGTCCACAAGGGCAGAAAGCTGGTTAATAGCCTGCTCTGTTTGCTCTATCATCTGCTTGCCAGTGAGCCGCCCTGTTAAGGGTGCGTATCTGAATTCATAATCTGCCATAATATCCCCCTTTACGCTGTCCTACGCCACACATACGCTACGATATAAGGCGGCATAACATTGAAAGCCGTACCTTTTCCTGTAGATCCAATGGTATGGCTGTGGTTTCCATTTGTAGATGTAGAACCTGTCCAACTCTTTGAAGCATCAAATCCGAACCAGTCGTCCCGTGCACCACTATTGCTTACAGTTACGCCTTCCCGTGGTTCATCAGAAGTATTTTTAATATAAAACGCACCATTTACAGTTTCTGGTACTCCATCAAACTTTTGTCCAACGCCTGAAAAATCACCCGTGATATTCATAGAACCCCTTGTATGGGTGTGGCTTCCTGCCGCCCCACAGCTATGGCTGTGAGAGGGGATGTTATCTGTAACAAGGGATTTTGTGGCACTGCCGCCTGTAGAATTGACAGAGTACCCACTGCCTGCCGCAAAAATGAATCTGTTCTGTATCTGCGTCCATGTGCCACCAAACAGCGTAGCAGGGCTGGTGCTGTTAGAAGATATATAATAACTGCCTACAGGATAAGCCGCCAGAGGGTTAGCAAGGTAGTCTTTCAGTTTAATCCAGTAACTGCTGTTAGTTCCGGGGGTTACCACAAGGGAAGAAGCCCCATTTGCTCGCACACACCACCACAAGTCAGATCCGTAGAAAATGATAGCCGGGGGCGTGTAGTCTACCCTAGCGTCATATGTAAATTTACCGCCTGCCTGCTGGAACATGGCATAAGAGGAAAGGGTATATAAAATTCCGTTAAAATCCTCACGCCTAGGCGGTACACCGCCCTGTGCCAGCGGCATGGATGTTTCAGTGGGGAAACCCTGTGAAAGGCTTGCCACGCCTGCGGTAGTGGTAGTGTTTGGTATTGTAGCTTTTGCTCCATTATTGGCAAAGGCTTGGGCTAAATATTCCGGGTTAGCCATGTCATCCTCTCCTTATCATCCAAATACAAATACACCTTGGTCAAAGGGCTGTAACAGGCTTCCATAGAAGCCGAAAATAGCATCCGTTTTGAATTCATTAAAGTTCCAGCCTACGCCAGCACCTCTGTTATAGTCTCCAATGTATGCAAACACAGATAACTCTGTGGGCGTGAGGGTTTCCCCATTGAAGAAATAAACTATCTCCATGGGGTTATTGTCTATGTAAATGCCACCGCTTTCCGCATATTGGCTGGCAAGCTGTACATAGCAAGTATGTTCCGGGTAAAGCCTTTTTAAAAGGTAGTTCATGCTTGCCAGTGTGCTGTCCATGATATTAGAAGCGGCTTTATGCATAACCAGCTTTCTGTAGCTGTCATCATTCAGCGTGATAGTGTTCCCTGTTGGTACAATATCCCCATATTCATCAAGTTCCATTTCTGGGATGGTACGCTCTACGCCTACGATATGCCCCCACGCATCCAGCCCCTTGCCTTGGGCAGTTTTTACATTAAACTCCATATCATAAAAGAGGGCTATGTCCGCATCCGGGAGAATATGCCCCCTGCACCCCTCAAGGATAGATACCATGCGTGAGCTTCCTGCGTACTGGCTCTGTACAAAGGGCATTAACTCTGTCCGCACATCATCGCAGGCTCTCACATCTTCTTCACTGCGAAAATACATTTTTCACCTCACGCATACACTACTGTGACATCATCCGCTGAAATAGTGGGAATCTGGTCTGCTGGCACTGTGGCACTGTCTCCATAAGTTCCAGAAGCAGCAGGGTACTTGATTTCCACGCTGACAAGCTTGTTAACGCCTGCTTTGATGACATCCGCATAGAATCTAGAGGAGTAAATGGTATCCCCCATTTTGATACGCCTGTAAGATGTCAAGCCGTTAAAATTATCCACTACAGCCTTTTTAATGGCATCCGTTAAGGCGGTAACTTGGGCATCCTCTACAGTTACCTTAATAGCTGTTTCTGTAGCCGTAGGGCGTTTTACATAATAGCTGTAAAGGGCATCTGGCTGGTCTTCTGCGTTATCACTTGCAGGGTTATAGGTTACCAAGGTATCCCCATTAGTACCACAGCCTGCGTCAAGCTTGTTATAGATAGCCCTAGCTATATCCGTATTGTCACCGCCATAGATGGAAATATACACACTATGCCCTGCCACAGTTACACCGCTCAAGGTGGTGGGCGTACTGGTAACATTTTCCAGCACCAGCACAGCGGAAACATTCTGCACCTCTGCCAGCGTTCCAAACAAAGCCGCTACAGATCCATGTGCATTTTTCGCTACGCTAGCGGCTCTCCTAGATTCAAAAGCCGCTTGTGTTTCTTCGGCTCTCCCGGTTACACCGCTGGCGGCATTGGTTACGCTATCCCACCCCGGTACTGTGGTAATTATTTTGGTTAGTGTGCCTGCTGGTACTTCCACCGCCCCGGTCTGTGTACACCGCACATAAATGGTAGCCATGCCATTAGCGTTAATAGTGGCTACCGCTGTGTTTGTGTAGGTGTAGCCATTTGCATCCTGCACTAAAGCTCCGTAGGGAATTACAGTGCCATATGCCCCAAACGCTTGGCAAGTTACATATGTGGGAACTGCAATTTTCCGTTCAAGAAAGTAAATACTTGCAAGGGCATCTTGAAAAACGCCCACAGCGTTCCTAGGGTCAAACTGATTTGCCAAGAAAACAATATCATTGTCTTTCTGGCTTGCCAGTGCTGTTTCCCCATCAATTAACTGCCCTGCCGGGGTTTCCGGGTTTGTATCAAGGGGCGGCAGATTCGGATCTGTAGCAAAGGCATCTACCCATTCCTGCCTTATGTTTTCCCTTACCACGCTTGTGGCTTCCGCTTCCAGCCCTGTTTCCGGGTTAAAAATAATCATTTTTTCACCTCTACAATAACGATATCTCTGCGGTTTCACCGCTCTGCAAGGTAATATAAGCGTTACCGCCTGCCACCCTGTCCTTATCTATCTCTAGGACAGCCACAGCGTCAGCCACGCCCTCAACAACCAGCATAGCTTTCTTCATTTGGCTTTCAATAACAGGCACAGCCGCCCTTGAATGCCCCAGTTCTATATCAAAATGGGGGATACCTTTGGAAGCGTCAAAATAAGCATCATTTTTGAAAAGCCGCACCGCATTGCTGGCGTTCTGTGCCACAGCGTAGGCATCCCTAGCTGTTTTTATCTTTCCATCCTCATTTAGGGTAATATCCCATTCACCATTTAGGAATAAAGTATATGCACTCATTTAGCACCTCAATTAATAGCGGTACTGGTATCTCCATGTACACCATGATGGTAATGGTTTGTTAAGCTATGCCCATTGCCTTTTATATCCCCGGAAGCAGTTAGCTGTCCGTTCAGCGTTATGTCTCCATTGATGGTTATACCACTCAAAGCCGTTAACACCGCTGTGCCATCCTGCTTCAGTTCCAGATAGGTTTCCGGGGCTTGGTTTAAAAAGCCGCCTAAATAAAAGCCGTCACTCATGGAAAAGTTACGGAATGAGCCAGCCTGCACAGGCTCTGTAGTGCCTGCTACCACATTAGAGGTATCACGCTGGCAAAACACAGCCAGCCCTATGTCTCCCACTACCGGGTCTGTAATAACGGCTACCTTACCGCCTTGTAATCTAAAATATGGCAGTGAGGGAATTACCGCCACATTGACAGCATTCCCCTCTGCATCCATGTTATTGACAAGCGGAACAGCCGCCACATATCCCACAGAGCCGTTACCGGGCATTACCTTGGTAACTTTTACAGGAATGGCTGTATTGACTTCCCTATTCACCAGCGTCCGCATCATGTAGGATAGCTGGTTATACATTGTTTGCCCTGCGTATATATCAGCAGTGCTTTGTACCGCTCCATTTCTGTTGTCTGGCATCTTTTTACTCCTGTACAAAGGTAGCAGATATACTGCTCTCCCACGCCCCACCGCTGGGCATATAGGCTTCCAGCTTTGTGTTAAGCTTTGTTATTTTCCATGTTCCGCTTGCCCTTGGCACAATGCTGGTTACCTTTACCAGCCCACCAACACGGAAAGTAGGGTCAAAGATGGATCTGAATTCTATGCCATCATTGGAAAATGTAGGGTAACCAAGTAGCCCATGGTCTTTGTCTACCAGCACAGCGTTACCCTCTACCGCCTTACCTTTGGGCAGGATGATGAATTTATTATCATCAATAATCAATTCAATGCCCACCTCTCTGGCAAGGGCTTTAGCCTTATCCACTGGAGAGCCACTATATACCGCATTCCTCACGCTAGCGTTAACTCCATTATTTTCCAGCGTACAGCCTGCTTCCCTAGCCCACTGCTCCATCAAGTAGCTGACTTGCTCTGTGCCATCCACAGAGGTAGCAGGGGAAGCCGTTAACGCCCCATGCTGGGCGGCTATAGCCTTTACTTTCAGTTCCATGGTAGGGGCGTTTGTGAAATTGCCATAGGCGTTTTCAAAGTCACCCACAAACACTGTTTGTAACTGCTTTCCTACATCCCCAGCGTTTATGGTTATCTGGTTTTTATATCTCTGCAAAGGTCTAAACGACAGTGTAGTAAGCTGTCTCACTACATCAATATTTAGATTTCCTATGGTTACCTCACATGAGGGTCTTTCGTCTCCACCCTGTTTGTTAATGTTTACGGATGTAGGCAGCCCCTCTACTGTAATCTGGTTAGCACCATTGGAAAACACGCCCTCTGCCATAGCCATTACTATCTGTATTGTTTTGTTTGTATAGCTACCCATCTAGAACGCTCCAAAATGCCCTGTAAGGCGTTTTCTTAACGCCTTATGATAAATTACTCATGTCCATTGTAAAAGGCACATATACAAGCCTGTAGCGTGTATTAAATTCCCGGTAGTTAGGTACGGAATAATGCCCATTTACATCAATGAAAAATACAGATCCGCTGAAATATTGTGATACATAGGGAACAAGGTTATTGCCACATAAACAGATAGTGTTTTCTGTTACTGTGTTTCCGTTACACATCAAGGAAAAATAGCAGTATTCCCCACGCTTTTTTATTGTTATAGTGCAGTTCTGCCCATTTAGAACACACTGCAAACGCTGGGCAGGCATTGCACTCAAGGGAATAATGACAGCACCGCTCATTTCTATAGCCATTAAAAAATCCCCCCTGTAGTTCTGTAAAGTATGGATTCCTCTGCCTGCTGGCTTTCCTGTGCGGTAGTTCCGCTGGTTTGGGTTATGCCTGTATCTACGCTATCCACATTATCCGGGCTTTTAGCGTTTTCCCCATCAATGGGCTTGGCATCCACAGGCGTAGCATCTTTTACCTCTACATTGGTGTAACCCTGCTCTACTTGTATAACTTCCTTGCACTGGAGTGATACTATCAACATGCTTGTGGTACTTTCAAAAGTAGTGCTGTACCCCTCTAGTGTTAGGTCTTCATACACAGTAAAAGGCGTGGAAAATGTGAATAATTCCACGCCCTTTTTTAACTCTTCCAGCTTGGCAAGGATACCGCCAAAATCATTATTAGGAAATTGTAAAGCTACATCAAACTCAAATTCCCTAGGCTCACTGGTCTTGTTATAAGTAGCAAAGCTGTTTTCCTCTATGTTCTCTGAAACTACCTTTCCACCGCTTCTGTACTCCGCTTTTAAGAGAGCCTTGAAGCTTATAACAGGGCTACCACTTGAATCCGTTATAGAATACTCTGCGGATCTGGTCACGCCCATGAAATCATAGTTTTGCCTTGCAATATCAAGTAAGGATATCATTTACTTCACCCCTGTGCCGCTTTGTGCGGTAAGCCCTGCCCTGTCCATAGCGGCATTAGTGGCTTCCGCTGTATGGGTGTGTATCGTAGTGTTATGCGTGGAATTATCAACAGTACTGGTATTTGAAACACTGCCGCCACCGCCTGCAAGGGAAAGCTTTGGGGCTATGCTTCCAACGCTGTTGCCTATGTTCTTCACCATATTCCACGCTGAAGAAAAGAAATTTACCACGCCTTGCCACTTTTCCAGCACCCAATCAGCGGCAGATCCAAACGCATTCATTAACGCATCTGCCACAGCCTGCACCATTCCGGGGATGGCATCAAATGCTTGGTTAAGTACCCCGCCACTTCCAAAGATACCAATAAACATATTGCCAATGGCTTTGACAGCTTCTGTGAGTTCATCCCAGTATGCGATAACAAAAGCCACCATAGCCGCCACAGCCAGCGGTATAGCACCAATAAAGGATATCAAGGATACTATAGCCGCTACAGTAACGCCTATGATGGTAGCCAAAATCACAAAGGGAGCAAACTTTCCACCGCTGAAGCTTCCCAGCATCTTGAGGAAGCCCTCAAACTTCTTGGCAACATCATCCAGCCCCTTTTTAACTTGTTCTGGCGTTCCAAACAGCTTCCAAAATCCAGCCAGTGCTGACTTGCCGCCCTTTGAGTAAACTATGAGGTCATCAAGGATAAGCAGTAACCCTGCTATAGCCGTTACTAGGGCTACCACCGGGTTAGTCATCAATACCCTGCCAAAGTCCATGAGAGCCTTGACTAACTGCCCCCGGAAGACAATGGCAAGCCCCAAAGCCACTACCTTTAAGGCATCCATGTTTTTGCGTATCAAGAGAACAGCGGAAACTAGGTACTGCGTCATCCTTGAAGCCACAGAGATAATCAGCGTAAAGATAGGCACAAAGGCTGTTTTAAGCAGGGAAATAATTTCCCTAAAGCCTTTTTTCATCTTGCTCAAGGCATCCGCATCCTTGAGGGTGTATACCCCCAGTTCTTTCTGCTTGTCTATCAGTTCCTTTAAGCCTTTAGTACCGCTCTGCAAAAGCTTGATACTGCCAGCATCAAAGCCCATGCTACGCAGAATATTGGCAGAGGTGTACTTGTCCATGCCCTCTATGGATCTGGCTATCTCTTCCAATGCATGGGTTACAGGCTTCTGTGCCAGTTCTGTGGCATCCAGCCCCATTGCTTCAAAGAATGGTTTTATTTCAGAGTTCCCGGTAACAGAAAGCTTGGTTAAATTCTTGTTAAGGCTTGAAAGGGTCTGCTCAAAGCTTTCTATACTGCCGCCAGCGTCCTCTATAGCCCTGCCCCATGCTGTCATATCCTCTATGCTGACATTGTAAGCTTTAGATAGGGCATTCATCTGCCCCAGTTCTTTGGTGATAGAATCAAACAAAGCACCAAAGGACAGCGTAGCACCAGCCAGCAGGGGAGCAAATACTTTTGACATAGCAGATTTTAAGCCTACCGCCAGCTTGCTCTGTGCTGTTGCCAGCCCTTTATCAAGTTTTGAAGCGTCAATGCCTAACGCTATATATAAAGTATCTACTACTTTTGCCATGCCTTTTCCTCATTGATTCCGTTTATATACGCAATTTCGTATAGATCCATTGCGTCCTCATAACTGTACACTGTTTGCAGTTCGTGTAAGGTAGCCAGCCTGCGGCTCAATATCACAGCAAACAAGTTTCTTACATTTGGGTACTCCTGCCAATGCTTACCGCTGGCTTGGCTTCTTGGGAGTTCCCTGCGGTGTGAAAAAAATCAAAACTCAAGCTGAAAGCTTCCTTTTTCAGCGTTAACAGCGTTCTGAAATCCTCTATATAGCCGTCCACTGTTTCCGGGGTGCATTTCTCTTCCATCTTGCCTACTACCCGGTAACAGCACCCCAGCAGAATGTCAGAAAGTTCTTTTACCTTGGTGTAGTCCAGCTTTTCAAGGGCAGAAAACAAAGCCTTTGTGTTAAGCTGGTAGTTTTTCAAGTCATTCACATCCATGTCACCCAGTTCCTTATTGGCTAACAGCAGTAGGGCTTTCACTATCAGTTCTTCCTGCTGGGTAGCCGTTAACTGCTTAATTTTAAACTGGAGTGGGTTTCCGTTATCGTTAATTGTGATAGTTTTTTCTTTTAACATAAATAATTACCCCCTAGAAAGCCGTAAAACGCCCTATAACGCAGTTTTATACAAGCCCCCATTAAGTTTATGGGTAGCCGTATAAACTGCGTTCACAGGCGTTTTTCTTATGCTATGGTCTTCTTCTCAAAATCAAAGCCGTAGCTTACCGGGTCAAGTACCTTTTTCAGTGCAGGCAGAGCCTTGGCTGTCTTCAGTACGCCCCCGGTGTAGGTATAAGTTTTTCCCACCGCAGGAACAGTGATAACCAGCGTAACTTCATAGGTGCGTCTGTTCTTCTGGCTTGCCAGATACAAGTTATTTAAGAACTGTACACTGGGGCTAGCTGCTTCAAACTGAATGGTAACATTCTTGATGCTGGGCGTATAGCCAGCCGCCATGTAACCATCCACGCCCATCCGGGTTTCAGCAATGGTATCCTCTGCTTCATCAATGGCTTGGTCTGTAGAAAAATTGTTCAGAGCAAAGCCAGCCGGGTAAAGGTCTTTTACTACCATGTAGGCGGTAGCGTTTGCACTAGTAATATTATTCATTTATGATGCCACCCCCTTACATTAAGGCTGTCATGGGTACATTCAGCTTATTCACACTGCCGCCATAGGTGTACCACACATTAATAATAGGCGTTCCCCGGTCAGCCCTTACAGCCGCCCCCGGGTCTTCTACTTGGATGAAATAGCCCTCTGTGAAAAGCTGTTCCGTAATGTCTTCACCAGCTTCCACATATAACTCTGCTTTCTGCTTTTCAGAAAGTACTACGCCAGCGTCAATTACACCATTCAGCAGGGCTGTGTTAATGGGGTCTTGTAACCATGCCTTAATCTGCGTATAGCCTGCTTCAGTGTAAGGCACACGCCCTGCAATGGTCATACCATCCATGCAGGAAATCTGAATAGCAGAGCGTAACCAGATAGCGTTCACCCATGCATCAAGATAGCGGTAATCCCCGGATACCTTGCCATTGTACATGAACACAAATTCCGGGTTTCTGGTAGCCCAGCGTCCATAGTAGTTGACATTACCAGCTTCAAGCAGGGAAGCTTCAGCCCCATCAATAACTACAGCCGCCAAGCCGCTCTGGTGCTTGAATGCAAAATTGATAACGCCCTGCCGCCTGTTCCAATCAATGGAAGCGGCTTCTGCCATGATAAATACTGCATAGTCAGCAGATCCGTAAATAACGGATGTGCCAGCATAGCCGTTATTATCAATAGCGGCTTTTAAGAGAATAGCGGAAGAAGCGGAGGTATCATCCCACGCAGAGAACAGATAGCTAACGCCTTTGCTGTTAGTCCATGCCGCATAACCCAGCACCTCTTCTGTGGTCATTTCTTCCACGCAAGTAAAGGAAACAAAATTCTGGGTCTGGTCTTCTACGGATTCCATGACTTCAGCCGGGGTCAGTACCCCACTGCCGCTGAACAGCACAGCCCCAGATTCTTCCGTAAGTTTCAGCATTCCAGAGATATCAGTGCCTGTATTATCCGCAGTGATATAGGACAGCGTACCCTCTGCCCCGGTAGTTTCATTGTTAATCAGAAAGCCCTTGGTAACGCTGGAGTACTCAATGGTTACGCCAGCCCCTGCGGTAGTCAGTGCGTTCTGAACAGCCTGTGCAATGGTGCTGTAAGAGGTAGCACTGGAAAAGTCCACGCCAGAAATGGTGTATTCAGTTCCGTTCACAGAAATCTTAAAACTGCCATCTGTAACAGCCACAAAATCACTTACTACAGCGGTAACAGGAGAGCCAATGATACCACCGCCAAAAGCAGTTTTACACCGCCTTGCAAAATACAGTTTTTCTGGCTTTCTGTAGCTGTTATCAAAGCCCAGAAAGTACTTGGTAGCCAGCCTGTACTCTTCCGTATCCACGCCAAAGTATTCCCCTACTTCATCAGCACCGGGGAAACTTAAAAGCTGGGGAAAAGGCTGTAATGCGTTATCCGTAAGAAGCAAGCCACTCATTACCAGCGTACCGCTTGCCCCATACATAACCCTAGGGTTAACGCTGACAATATAGCTGGCAGGAATTGCCTTTGCCAATATAATCACTCCTTTTCTTATGGTGTATGGTGTGCGTCAACATTTTCTATATACACATCCGCTACAACAGCACTCTGTGTATCTACTTCCACCGCATCCCAGCGGCTCAAATGTAACGCAATGCGGTAGCGGTGTACATACTGCTCTGTATCATCCGTATATGGCAGATATTGCACCTCATCCGCATAATTGAAAGTTATTCCGTAAGTTTTGAAAAAATTTACTGCAAAAAAACTACGCCCCAGCACCGCCAAGTTAGTAGCCCGGTCTTCAATGACTTCTTGATTATCTCCACAGAAATCAATGATGACAACATACTCCCTTAAAGCGTGTACTGTGGTCTTTAGGTCTTCCACATGGTCTACGTTAGTGCCTATTCTGTTGGTGGTATCCATATAGAACAGCGTATAATCTTGGGTCTGCGGCAGTGCGGATCTGTTCTGATACCCTCTGAAAAGCTTATCCTGCACAACATCCGTATACTGCAAGATAAAGTCATTAACTGCATCAAGTACCAGCATACTCTTCACTCCATTCACTAGCCGTAAAATCCGGGGGCGTTACTTGTCTGTGTACCGCCACATTAGCCCAGCCGTCTATACTCCAATCCTCAAGCACAGCAATAACAAGCCAGTATTCATCCCCATACTGCAATATATCCCCTGTTCTGGCGTTCCAGCGGTACTGTCCTACCACATAGGGGCTATTGGAGTATAAGAAAACTTGCTCACTGGCAGGTGTATCATTTCGCCCATCCACATGGGTAAGCTTGTCAGCATCAAGGGGCTGAAAGTTAGCCATAACACTGATAGGCTCAAGGTACACAGGGGTTACCTTACCCTTTATGTTCCTCTGCCCCATGGCGTGATATAACACACACTCTATATCCGGGTGTACAGCAGTGATAGCACCCCTCACTATGTTATGTAAGTTTAATCCCATCATTTTTTCTGTTCCACCTTGTAAGTAATGCTGTTAATCATAATGCCAGTATCGTGCAGTACCCTTGTGGGGTCATTGCCTGCTTGATTTTTGCCTTTAGCCCCTGCTGACTTCCTTGCCTTGGCTCTAATAGTGGCTGGCTTGTTCATGCGTGGATCTGATGGATTCCACTGCTTTATTGTGATTTTGACATCCTGTGAAGCCACTATGCCTATCTGGTTATGGGCTTTGTCAATGTTGGCGGCAGTGATACCGCCCCTTAATACATTGGTATAGATACCCA